ACCTGGTCCGACCACCAGAGCCAATCCCCAAACATGAGCTTGGCGGCGTAGTTGTCGAGGCCGGCCGCCTGCTTCACTGTCAGCGCGTTTTGGATCGTGTCGCCGGCCGGGCCCGTCAGGATCATGTAGATGCCTTCGGCCAGGCCGAAACCGGCTTGCGCAGTCCATTGCGTCTGATCGTCGGCATCCGCGATTAGCCCGATGCTGCACCGCTGCCCACGCAACGCGTACATGCCCGTGCGCGGCGTCGTGTCCAAACCGACCAGAGTACTCGCGGTGACCGCGCTGGCGCCGTCTGTGCCGTTCGCGAAAGTATAGCTGGCGGCGACCGGGGCGACGGACGCTTGTGCGCTGAGCCCGGTCTGCGCGGTGCACAGCTGAGATGGTCCACGCATGATCGAGGTGCCGACATTCACGGCGGCAATCATGTTCACCCAGAGTTGGGCGCCGGTGCCGCCGATATTGTCGAAAACTTCCGGCGTGACGCCGGGGAGCCCGATGGAGAGCTTCCAAGTCCCGGCGCGGGAGCCGGCGCCGATCGTTGCGACCAGTTGGTTCCCCAGCGAGCCGGTGCTGATGGCCGTCAGCACCATCGCGTAATTCGTCGAGGATAGCGCCTGGATCTGCGTCTGTGCTGCGACATCCGTGCCGTCGGTGACCCGGACGCAGCGGAAGCTTTGCGCGCCTTGCTGGATCGCGGTCGCGACCTGCGTTCCCATGTCGTATTTACGCGCGACAATCGGACCGAATGCACGGGCGTAGTCTGCCATCGTCGACGCGATGACGGGCTGGCCGACCGGCCCCCATGATGCCGTTCCAACCACGCCGATCACGTTGGTGGGAACGCCGTTGAGTACCAGATTCTGAGGCGGCACGATCTGAACGTAGAGATCGGGAACTACCAAGGCGGTAGTGTTGATTGTTCCTTGTTGAACGACCGGCATGGATCAGTCCTCTCCCCGTGTGTCGACCGGCGCGACGACGCGAACGACATGCGCGGCGTTTTCGCTGGCGAGAATCTCCTCCACGCGCTGCTTCTCGCAAACGAGCTCTCCGCGTGCGAGGCCGCCGAACGGTCTCACCACAACCAGATGCGTGGTCATCGAAACTCCTAGCCTGTGAAGGACGCCGTGTTGATTGCACCGGTGCCGAACAGCATCGCGGGCTGCGTGGTTGAGCGTATCGTTGCGTATTCGACACTGTATAGCAGGTCGCGTCGGTAGAGTGCCGCATCCTGCGACTGATCGAATACGGCGGTTCCGACATAGACCAGACGGCCCTGTGTAGCGTCAGGGAGATCGACGAACTGCCGTGCCGCTAGATCGACATCGATCGCCCCTGCTACCGCGTCGCGCGTCACGGGGTCGGGGCACCAAGCGGTTATTCGAAACACCTGCTGCTGACGCCGGAGTTCCACGAACGCCCCGCCGTCAGCGACCGTTCGTCCCTCCAGCATCTGCGCCCCGGGGACGGCGACCGACGCGTTGGTGAGAAGGGCGATTCGGTCCGCACGCACGAGTGCTGCGAGGTTGGCTGCGACCAAGGCTGGCGTGTCGCCCGCCTGGGTCCGGTACACGTAAGTGCGCCCATCGATGAGCAGGCCTGCGAGCTGGCCTGTGTCGGCGCTGCCGCCGAAAGTGGCGGATACGTCGCTGACGGAAACAGTCAGGGTGGGCGCAACAATGTCGAGCGGCGTCCATTGCACCGGGAACCGAGTCACGTTCCGGAGCTTGAACTCCATCGGGAATACGGTGACGTTGATTGTCCCGGCCGCGAGATCGCTATCCAGCGATGACGGATTCGGCCAGCCACGGTAGATGCGACAAACGGGGCCGGGTACGCTCGGATTGGATGTACCGCTGGGGTATAATGCGCCGGAGACGAGTGTCGCCAGGACGGTTTCGACGTCGGCCTGGTCCGCCATCAGGTGGTTGCCTGCTTGACGGTTAGGCGCCAGCCGAGCTCAGTCAGTTCGGCGGCGGATACCGTTGCGGTGCGGCCGAGATCGTCGGTCATCAGATCCGCCGGACGAAGAACCACATTTTCGAAAGCCGGAAGGAGCACGGTCCAGAACGGCGTTGCGCTGTCGCTGGGCAGGCCGGCTTCGGGCCGGCCGCTACCGCCGATGCCGAGAACGCTGACGGGCCATTGCGTGAGCAACGGCGTCGCGTTGGCGAGTCTGACGCCGCCGTAGCTGTTGATCCCGCTCGCTGCAGCAGCGGCCGGACGCATCAACGACACCGTCCGGTTCGTGCGCACACAGAGGGGCGGGAGAAGACGCTGTTGGCTGGCGATGAACCAGGTCGCGTCAGGCTGAACCAGGTAGTCTCCGGGCTGGGTATAGGCGCTGTCGAACACGCCTTGCCAGAGCGGGGCCCCATAGGCGTTCGGTCTCCTGAACTGACCGTCAGCGGGCGAGAACAGCACCGGCAGGCGGAGAAAACGGTTTGCCGGTGCGAGCGGGCGAATGAAACTCGACGGGCGAAATGCATCCGCGGTTGTCCCTATCGCGCGCGCTGCGTTGCCCAGCGCTCGGCTGATGCGATCCTGAAATTGGTCCATGTCAAACGATGAGGGTGACGCCGCCGCCGTCCGCGAGGTCTGGTCCGGGTGGAACGCCCAGGAATCCACACAAGCGGCGGCGCCAGAGACTGAACAGCGCGGCGCGATCCCGCACCTCGTTGGCATTGCGCGACCAAACGGCGGCTTGGTCGGTGTCGAGATTGCCGGCAGACGCCGGGATCCCCGTTTCAAGGGTTGCGAGCGTGCCCAGATAGCGACGTACAACCGCTTCCTCCGGAGCGGATAGGTTGTTCAGGCGGAACTCGAGCTGTCCGTATGCCTGGTAGAAGCGCCAGTTCTGCTGACCGGCCGCCCCTGCACCGTAAGCGGGATACCCGCAAAACCGACGAGCATCGGTCTTCTCTGCGTCGGTAAATGCCATGGGGTTTGATCCGTGTGGTGCAGAGGAACGAGGTTGACGGCGCCGTCGCGGCTGGCCGCTTGCGCCTGCGCCTCGGCCGGTCAGCGACGCGTGCTAACCGACGTGCTCGACCATGACGGCGCGCTTGAAGGCGGCGCTGCTCGCGGTGCCCACGGTGGTTGACGTGGTCGTCGTGTCAGAGGGCGTGCAGAAGCCGCCAATCCAGTACCAGGACTGGGCGATGATCTGCTGCAAGCGGTCGATGGGTTCACGCGTCACCATGGCGACGCCGTCGACGATCGAGACGATCGCGTCGTTCGGGGCCACATCGTCGGCCGCCATTCCGGCGAAGTCGCCCTCGATGAGCGCGCCTTGCCCGCACACAATCGGGCGACGAACCATGAGATTGGCGATCGAGGGATGCGGCTGGATGTAGGCTTCCGTGGTCGGGATGAAACGAAGGCCCAGGAAGTCGTTGATCATGCCCTGACGGAAAACCTGGTTCGCCGAGGTCGCGCCCTGGAACAACTGGCGGAAGTCCTGATCGGCGAAAAGCTGGCGCGCCGACACAGGATCGAGATAGCAGTTATACACCCCATCGATCTCCGGCACCGCATTCATGCGGAGCTTGGTCACGGCGTCCAGCAGGTTGGACATGGTGAGCGTATCAGTGGCCTGCAGAGCACTCGTCGCCATGCGTCCGAACGGCCTCACGATCGCCGAGGCATTGGCCGCGACTACGGCGTTTCCGGCGGTGCCGTCCGCCACGGTGACGTTCCCGCTCAGGGTAAGGACGCCTGAAATGCCGCCCGGTGTCGTCGAGCCATTGCTCGCATCGATGGCAACGGTGACGAGGGTGTATGTGTTCGAGCCAATCGTGACCGTCAACGTGTTCGAGCCGCTCACAGGCTGCTGAACACCGTTGACGAACACCGTCAGGAACCCGCGGACATCATCGACGGGAACAAGCGGCGATGCCGTGGTGAGCGTGGTCCGAACCCGGGTATTTCCGCCGAAATACGCGGCGAAGAGCGCGTTTCGAGCGAGCTCGTCGAGGCTGCGGGCAGCTTGTTCACCGTTGACGAATGCGTTCTGCAAAAACTGAGAAGCAATCCCCACCCGGCTCGTCACCATGTTCAGATCGGTGGTGGCAGCGTAGTGATTTATTGAGAGCGTGTACTGCTCGACGTTCCAATTGGTCGGAACCAACCCGTTGTCGAGATTAGTGTTGGTCGCCGGAGCAAGCGGCGTGGTCACTGACGGTTTCAGACCCGCCCGCGTCTTGGTCAAGGTTTCGCCGATCCCGACCGCGATCTCCTCACGATCCGCGCAGGCTCGGTAGCCCAGGCGGGAACGTAGAGCCTGCTGAAACTCGCGTTCGAGAAAACCCTGCTGGATGATTGGTTGCAGGGCGGCGGGGAAGTTCTGGATACCCATCAGGAGGTCCCTCTCAGAAGCGGTGCTTGAGGATGTTCGCGCGAGCGGCGCGGTATTCGGCGTCGGTCATTTCCGTCGCCAGTTTTTGCCGGGGCGATTGCGCCGTCGGCGCGGGCGCGCGGCTGGACGATGATGCGCCAGAGAACAGCCACGGTTTGTCGCGCTTCAACTGCGCGACTGCGGCGAAGGCACCTTCGACGTCGCCTTGCTCGTTGAGCTTGACCAGCGACCAGTCGGCCAGCTTGAGGCCGTCTGTGTCGACTATGCCGGCGCGCATGGCCTCCGCCCTTAGTTCCGTGCGGACCAGGCGGGCTTCGGCATCCTGCCGGACGGCTGCGAGCTGCCGCTCCAGCGCCTCCGCGCGATTTCGAAGATCCTGGAGCATGTCATCCGCCGGTTTGTCTTCAGAAGGTTCGGACATCAGTTCTTCCTGTTGGGCTTCCGATCGGCGGCAATGCGCGCAAGCTCGGCCGCGATGTCTTCGATGTCGTATGTATCGGCGAGCGACTTGACCGCGGTCTCGCGCGAGAGCTGGCCAGCGGCGCAAAGCGTGCTCAACGTCTGAGCGTCGTTGCGCCTGTCGTCTGAGCTTGGCGGATACCAGCGAGGCCATTTCAGTGACAGCCGCGCGTCCTGCGCGAGTGCGGGCACCGGCTCACCGAATACGTGAAGGCGGTAAACCTCCGATGCGCGCAACACCATGCGAGCCAGTGCGAGCAGCGCCCCCTCGCCGTAACTGACCCGGAGATTGTCGGCGAGCCAGATCAGACCTTGGTTCATGAGTTCGAGCGCACGGCCGGATTGCGCGGCGGTCAGGCGATCGGCACTCGCGCGATTGCCATGGATGCTCTCGAGCGCAAATTCCCGCAAAGTCCGGACATACTCGATGACGGCCGCCGAGGCGGTGCCGCCGATTTCCAGGAGTTTGGCGTCACCCTTTTCGCTGACGACGAGCGCATTACCTGCACTCTTGACCATCTCACGATCGGTGGTGGCGGGCTCCTTGATGAGCAGGGTCGGGTCGCTGCTGTATTTGAGGCCGCGGCCTGCCTGGCTGAGTTGGTAATCGATTTCGATCTGTGTTTCGACCGCGGCTCTGAAGGTGCAAGCACCGTCGCTCGGATCGCCCGTGGAGGACGGACCTGGAAGGTTTCTGATCCAGACAACCGGGACGAAGCCGAGGCCATGCGTGACCGTGCGGATTTCGTCGACGACCGGGGGCTCTTCGCTCTCGGCGGCGCTCGATGGCAGAAACCATGTTTCCGCCTGCTCGTCCCAGCAACGCGTGAACCAGTAGGTGGCGGCCGGGTCCAGCCCCTCATAGCCGGCCGCCACCAGCATGGAGCCGTGCGCCTTGTAGCGTTCGGTCACCCGAAGCAGTGTGTCGGGGGCTTCCGGGTCCCAGGCCGGCGTCAGATAGGTGGTGTCGAGTGCCACGAAGAACACGCGTCCCCTGAGAACACGCATCAGGATCGCGGCAGAACCGATCGAACCCCGAATGGCCGCCTCGGTCATGACCTGATTGAGTCGCGTCTCTTTCACAAGGTCGGCGAGAACCGACTTGACCGCGCGATCCGAGCAGTCGATCGTCGGAAAGTGTCCCTCGCTAAACAGCAACGAGACGCTATTCTCGACTACGACGCGCGATAGACCGTAGCGCACCGACGGGCGCCTGGAGCGCAGCGGAATGTACTCGCCGGAAGCGTTGCGCTCGTCGTGGAACTGGTATGGCAGGACATCGTAGAGAGTTCCATCGAGCACCCGGCGGAGAATGTCGAGTGAGCGCACGCGCGGCGGAAAACCTGGATCCCGAGGGATCAGGTCACAGATCGTTTCGAACATGAGAGCCCTTGCGAAGCGGGTACGTGTAGGGCGCTAGCGCACCATCAGCGGAAGACTCATGCGCCGGGCCGGTTCTTGCGTGTCGGCGAGCATGGTGAAGGCGCGGGAAAGCGCATCCACCTGATCGTCTTTCCGGCCATACGGGAAATCGCGCAGCTCCTCGACGAACACCGGTGTCCAGACGGCGCGAACAATAGCGAGATTGCCGCCATCGGCTTGCGCCGCCACTACTTCCGCACGCAATCGCTTGCTGCCCTGTTCAGGGGAGCTGACGACTCTGTATCCCGCCAGCAATGCCGTGATCTGCCGCACCATGAATTTGCCAGCCGAACCCGGATCCTGCGGAATGCCGATCACCACCTCGGGACCGTCGGCCCGAGCGGTTTGCAGCAGTGCCGCGTTCACCTCGGCGACACCCCCTCGCAGCCGAACAACGTCGAGGACGACGTACTGGCCGGCCTCCGTGCGGTGCAGCTTGACGCCGGCGGTCCAGTCGGGATTGTCGCCTTCCGCTTCGCTGGTTGCCGCGATATCCCATGCCCGGACAGTGCGTCCGTTGCGGGGCAAGGTGCCGGCTTCCGCGAATTGCAGGTTGTCGATTTTGAAAACCGACCCGCCGGGGGGCCGCGGCGTCTGTTGAAACAACGCCGACCAGTTGCGTTCGCCGACGATGCGACGCTTCCGCTCCAGCGCTGCGGCATTCTCCCATTCGGGCCAAAGCGGCGTGCCGGGGGCCCGGCCAAGCGGGTCGTCGTGCTCGGCGATTGCCGGCAGGCGCAGGACGGACCATTCTCCGTTCTGGGTCGCAAGCAGACGTCCGCCCAGATCGTCCTCATGCCAGCGCGTCATGATGAGAATGATGCGTCCACCGGGCTTCAGCCGGGTGGAGAGATCGGCGCGATACCAGTTCCAGATGTGATCACGTTGGATCGCGCTGTCGGCATCGGCTTGCGACTTGATCGGGTCATCGATGATGATCAGGTCGGCCCGGCGACCCGCGACCGGCCCTCTAACTCCGGTCGCGAAGTATTGCCCGCGGGTGGAGATCTGCCACCGCCCGGCCGACCGGCTATCGGATGCCAGCGTATAGCCGAGACGGGTTTCGTTCTCGGTGATGAGGTTGCGCACAGCACGTCCGAAATGGAAGGCGAGATCTGCCGTATGCGACGCTGCGATGACGGCGCTACTCGGATGCTTGACGAACCACCAGGCAGGAAAAATCAGCGACGCGTAGGTGGATTTGGCTGAACCGGGTGGCATGAGAACCATGAGGCGGTCGATTTCTCCGCGCGTGACTCGCTCAAGCTCCCTCATCAGCAGAAGGTGATGAGCCGCAGGCTCGAAGCCGGAGCGTTCCATGACGCTCCGAGCCCAGGCCGCGAGATCGTTGCGGACGCGCTCCTGCTCAAGCTTCTCTTCGAGGGCTGGGTTTGCCGGGCGGCAAATCCCGGAGGCGTTTTTCGAGCGCCGCATTGGAGAGATTGCAAGGCTCCACTGCGTCGCTACGAGACGGCTTGACGGTTGACCGGATTGCCGTCTCGCTATGGACGGCGAAGCGATGGGCGCGAGCGTAGGGGTGCCGGCATGCGGGCTAGATCGATCGTCGGGACCCGGTTGCCACCGGACCGAGTTTTCTCGATCCTGCTGAGCAGGACGAAAAGAGCACTGAGCGTCCCGATGTTCGCCATGCAGCTTGAAAAACGAAAAGGCGGTGCAGCGCTTGTTGCGCATACACCGCCATCATGCCTATTTAGATACCCTTTTCTGGGGCGGTTGCGCAAGCGGAATTTTCCACGATCCGCAAGTTTTGTTATCGCAACAAATTTAGCCGTTCTCGGCGGCTGCGACGCACCCGCCCGTATCTCTCGTAATCTCGGATCGGGAGAGGTGATTGCGGTTTACGGCCTTGAAGGCAGGTGGGCCGGACCGGTGGTGCCGGATGATGCCTCATGCGGCAAGCCGGGGACCGGCCTGATGTCGATAGGCCGCGGAACATTCGCGTTCGATCCGTTTCAGGGCACGACGGTCATCAAGGGCAGGGTAGAGGGCGACCACCTCTCGGGCAGCTTCAGCCGCCCAGGCGGAAACAAGGTGAGCCTGTCGATCTCGTTTGAGGGCCACGCAAGCGCAAGCGCCGCCGACGAGGATACGATCGACGGCAAACTGGTGTCGGCGCGGTGCCGATGGAGCGTTTCGCTGAAGCGCGCCTGACTTCGGCGACGATTTCACGCCCATTCGCGCGTGACCTGTCCGAAATGACAAGCAAGTGGCGGTCTGTTTACGAAGGGGTCCCTAGGATGCCCTCTAACGGGTAGGGACCTGCCGGATGAAAAGCTTGGCGCGCGAGGGTGAGCGGGGCGTGAGTCGGCACGGTTTCGTCCGCCCCGGCGCAGAGTCGACGCCGCCGTTGCTGCTCCTCATCGAGGAGACGCAAACGCTTCTTCGCAGCGTCGGATCCTTGTGCGACTACCTGGGGGTGCAGACCCGGCGGCTCGGCATGAGCGACGACCTCCGCCCCGTGTTCACTGGCGAACGGCCGATCGGGGCTCTCATCTTTCTCGGCGATCAGCCGATGGAGGTTGGGTGCCGGTTCTTGGAGGAGTGGCTCAAGCACGATCGAGATCTGCCGCTGATACTCGTCACCGGAACCGCCTCGGCCTGGGGCGGTGCCGCTGAGGCAGTCACCGCCAAACTGGGCCTTCGCTCGGCTCGCGTCATGACGAGCCCGCCGGAGATCGGCGATCTCGCGGATTTTATTGTGGATGGGGCACGGCGACAGCGGGAACGGCGGGGCGGCTAGGAGCGGTCAGCCGGACGGACGGTCTTCAGGACGGGGTATACGGACAGTCGGATTTGCGCCGTCGGCGAACCGCGGTCGCGTATCGACCCGGCACATGCGCCTCGACCGAATTCGGCTGCACTATGTCGCGGTCGTAGTCGGCCCAATCTTGAGCGTCCCAGTCCTCAAGCTTCGCGACCGTTCGGACGGCATTGAGCGTTTCGTCGCTGTAGGCGTCACGTGGCAGCGGCTGGATTTGCGCCAGGGGTCGATCGGTTCTGAACCGGATCGGCGCTTGCATGCGTGTCAATCGTATGTTGGCGAAAACCGGGCCGAACCATCGGTCCGTTTCGACCAACCCCTCGTAAACGACATAGGGGCTTGAATAGGGCGAATTCACAGCCGGACGAACGAGCAGGCTCCAGTCCAGCGACGTCCGGGCAAACAGCCCCGTCCATATCTGGACGGCTCCGGGTTCCGGCAGAACAGTGAGAAAGGGAGGGGCGCAGCCATGCGCAAAGCTCGGCGCGGCCGCATCGAAGCGCGGAGAAAAATCCGGAAATTGCGCGCTATCGAGCGCCAGCCATTGCGGATGATCGGCGTAACACCAAAAAATCTCTGCGCCGTCCCATAGCAACCAAAAGTCAGTCGGCGGATAGACCCACCATCCAAACGAGGTGGCTGTTGTCACGGCCTCGCAATAACGGGCGGCGCGCGTTGGAAGCGTTCCTTCTGCGGTTTTGTCGGCTCGCCGAGGGAGCGGTGCTGCGTCGATGAGGCGATAGAATTGGACTCTCGACGGAGCAGGCATCGCGGACACCCGGAACACTTGGGTTTCGACAAGGAAAATGGATGTCCCGGCCGCAGGCACGGCCGGGACCAGCACGTCTTCGTTAGGACCGGCGCACGCCTCCGCCGATCTTGATGCGGCCAAGATCCGCCGTGGCGACTGGCGGAACCGGCAGCGGGCGCACCGCACCTCCGATGCGAATCCGGCCCGTATCCACCGTGGCGGCCCGGGCCACTGAGCTGTTTGGTGTTTGCATCATTCGTGTCTTCCTGAGCATGATCGTGGGATATCCCCGCCGCGAACGGTCAGCACCAAATATCCGCTGACGCGCATTCGCGCCCCGAAAAGGGGGCGCGACAAGCGTTCCGGTTTCAACACAAGGGGAGTCTGCGGGCGTAGTACGCCCGTTGACAGACGGGTTGTATTAGTGCCCGCACCTCGCGTCAAGAATCAAATCTGTTGGTGTGCGCTCGCAATAGTTGTATGCTTCAAGGATGATTCCTGTGAGCGCGATGCTCGCCAAGCCCAGGGCATCAGCGGCGCCGCAGGCTTTTTTCAACAATGGATTGCTCTCCTTCTCCCTCTCCCGGCCATCAAGGCATGGATCCCACACTGCGTTTGTTGCTGCTCGGTCCGATGGCGGCGCAGGACGCGCAAGGGCGGGACGTGCTGCCGCGCGTGCGGAAAACCCGCGCAATGCTGGCAGTGCTTGCGCTTTCTTCTCCCAAACCGCTCCTTCGTGAGGATCTGAGCCGCCTGCTTTGGAGCAGGCGGGGCCCCTCACAAGCCCGGGCATCCCTGCGGCAATCCATTCATGAGCTGCACGACACGCTGCTTCCGCTGGGTAAAGACCTGTTCAGGGCCAACCGTTCACATCTGACCTTGCGCGCTGAACGCGTGTGGATCGACCTGCACGCACTCGGCAGCGGACCGGATGCGAATCTCGGACTATTGCGCGGCCCATTGCTTGAAGACCTCGCCGGCCTCGACGCCGCGTTCGATCGCTGGCTTGACCGCCAGCGCCAACGGGCGGCGGCGATCGCCCGCGCCGCGGCTGCGGAAATGCTATCGGGAGCAGCCGGTCCCGACCGAGCCATTTATGCAGCTTCCATGCTCGCCGCTGCTGACCCTACCGATGAGATCGCCTGTAGAGCTTTGATTTCGGCGCTTCACGCCAGCGGCGAGAGCCAGGCGGCCGAGCGGGTCTTCATGCGGTTCCGAGCAGCGCTTTCAGGGTCGAAGGGCCGCGTACCCGCGCCTGAAACGCAGGCTCTGATTGCGCATGTTCGGGTTGAGGCTCCCGAGCAGGTCCCGCCTGAGGCTCGCTCGGAGGTTCGCGTCGGGATCATGCCTTTGGAGAGCACCGATGCCAGCGGCGAAGACCCGCTTTCGGTCGGACTCGCGGAGGAAATCACCACCGCGCTGTCACGATTCAGGGGCATCGCCTGCCTTGCGAGCACTTCCCTTGCTCAAGCGGCGAATGGAAAATGCGACCTGGCCTCGGCGATGGCCGCGATCGACATAGAGTTTCTGCTCGCCGGAACGGTTCGGCGCAGCGGCAGCAAAGTCGCGGTTGAACTGCGCCTTCTCGACATGAGCGCAGACGGCAATGTTGCGTGGGAGAGGCAGTTCGCGGGCGACGCTGCCGATCTATTCTCCTTGCAGGACGACATCGCCACCCAGGTCGCC